GACTGGACCAAGCGGCCAATCACCCTCACGCTGGCGGGGATCCAGACCCAGCAGACCGACGTGGACGCGGGCTCCCGCCGGACCGCCCTGCTCGCGGACGCCCGGTCGCTCCTGACCCTCCGGGACGAGCTCGCAACCGAGGAGGACCGGCTCGCCGAGCGACGGATGGACCTGGCCCGCCGCTACCTGGCCGGGGACGGCGTGGTCCGCGTCGAGGTGCCGCGAGGTGAGTTCGCGGCGTGGCTCGGGGAGGCGCCGGCCGGCGATGGACAGGGTTGAGCTCCAGCAGGCGTGGGTGCGCCAGGCGCAGCTCGACGCCGAGCGCGGCGAAATCGAGTGCCGCCTGTGCCACGGGCGCGCCGGGCTCGACAAGACGACGACGCTGTGGCGGAACGGCGTCCTGGTCTTCGCCCTCTGCGACCGCTGCGCCGGGACTCACGATGTCCTGCTGTCGCCGACCGCCGACGGCACCGAGGTCCGGGCGCGCCGCCGCGGACCGGTCGTGCTGCCGGGTGTGCGGTGATCATGCGGCCAACCCATGAGCCGCCTTGCCGGCTCGCGCCGGGCGAGCTGCGGCGGGTCTCCCAGGACCGGCGCCTCGGCCTGGTCGGGTACCACGTCTGCTGCCCGCGCTGCGGTTTCGTGACCTTCGCGTGGAGCGGTCGCGACGGCCTGGCGATCACCGAAGACGGGGAGCGGGTGACTTTCTCCCGGCCGCTGCGCTGCCTCCACTGCGCGGTGCTCATCGATCTCCGTGACGGCGAGGCCGACCTCCGGGAGGACGACGGTGTGCGAAGCGTGCCTCCTCGCTGATCTCGCGCTGATCCACCAGGCTCGGGTCGCCGCGGACGAGCTCGCGGAAGGCTACCTGCGGGTCCGCCTCCGGAAGACCCTCGACCTCGGCAACCCGCGGGGCTTCGACCGGGCGGTGGCCAGCCTCGCGTCGGTCCTCGGGGCCCGGGCCTCGGCGTCGGACGAGGCCGCGGTGCGGGAGGCCATGGCCGTGCTGGACGTGGACTGGGCGGCGGTGACCGCTGCTCGGCGCGCCGAGCTCATCCGCAGAGCCATGGAGGCCGCCGGCCGGCGCACGGCCGCGGTGCCTCGCGCGGTGCAGGCGGTGTTCGGGGACGCGGCGACCGAGGTGGTCCAGGCGACCCGCGACTCGACCCGAACGGGCCAGGGGCTCGCCATCGCCGCGAGCTTCAACGCCCTCGACCGGCGCATCATCCGCCACGTCACCACGAGTCAGGCCAACTTCGTCCGGGACGAGTACGGCCGCCGGCACGAGGCCTTCAGCCAGAAGGCCCGCCAGATCGTGGCCGACGGCCTCGAGGCGGGCCTCGGCCGAGCGGACCTCGCCCGGGACCTCGAGGAGGGAGCCCGCGACACCATCGCGGGGAGAAACAGCCTCTACTGGGAGACGGTCGCCGGGTCGTTCGTGTCGAACGGCCGCTCCTTCGCCCAGCTCTCGGCCTACGCCGAGGCGGGGATCCAGCGCTACCTGATCGCGGCGGTGCTCGACGAGCGCACCACCGAGGTCTGCCGGTTCCTGGACGGCAAGACCTTCACCGTGGCGACCGGGCTGAACAACTTCGAGGCGCTCGAGGCGGATCCCGACGCGATCAAGGAGCTCGCCCCCTGGGTCCGGGAGGCCATCGACCCGGACACCGGCCGCAAGGTGCTGTACGTGGAGCGCGGCGAGAGCCGTGTCCCGCTGGCCGAGGTGGCCCGCTCGGCCATGGGCACCCGGGACGACCGGGGCGACTTCTCTCGCGCCCTGTCCGAGCGGGACATGGAGAGCATGGGCATCAGCTTCCCGCCCTACCACGCGCTGTGCCGCAGCACGACCGTGCCAGACATCTGAGAACGTCTGAGATGGCTGTCCCCGTCCGGAGGGGGGCCGGCTTTGCCCGCTCGGAGGTAACGCCGTGGCCCAGGACTCCGCATCGACCAGCAACGCGACCCGACACCCGGCCGGCGCCCCGGCGGCGCGGCTCGCGGTGGTCCGCGCCCGCCTGGCCGAGCTGCGGAGCTCGCTGACCCGCCCTGCCGATGACGCGCCCACGCCGGCTCCGGTGATCTGGCCGCGCGACCTTTGCGCGGGCCCCTTGGCTACCGGGGCCTGGGGCGCGGATCCCACGGAGGTCGCCGATGGCTGATCGGATGGCGACGGCCGTCGAGCGCGCCCGCGAGCTGCTGGACCTCTTCGGCCGCGGCGGGGTGCACAAGACCATCTGGGGCTCCCCGGCCGGCAAGAAGCGGCTGGCCGAGCGGCTGGTCGCGCTGCTCCCGGCCCACAAGACCTACGTGGAGCCCTTCGCCGGCAGCGCCGCCGTGCTCTTCGCCAAGGAGCCGGCCGAGACCGAGGTCATCAACGACGCGGACCAGGAGATCGTCCAGGCCTACCGGATCATCAAGCGGATCACCCAGAAGCAGCTCGAGCGGCTGCGGCGCCTGTCGTGGACCGGCGACGAGGCCACGTTCAAGCGGCTCATCGACGCGAGCCCGAGCGACGACGTGGGCTGGCTGCACCGGTTCCTGTACCTGACCCACTTCTCCTACGGGAAGATGCGCGGCAAGAGCTTCAGCCCGTCGACCCAGGGCATCGAGGCCCGGACGGTCGAGCGGGTGGAGTCCTTCGCTCCGCGCCTGAAGCAGGTCCACATCCACTCCGGAGACTACGAGAAGGTCGTCCGCAAGTACGACGGGCCGGACACGGCGTTCTTCCTGGACCCGCCCTACCCCGGCTACAACGTGAACGTCGGCGAGAGCGACTTCGACGAGGAGCGCTTCCTCGGCGTGCTCGAGGCGCTCAAGGGCCGGTTCCTGATGACCTACGGGGTGCGCGGCAAGCTCCCGGCGCTCCTGGCCAAGGCCGGCTATCACATCAAGCGCATCCGCACCCCGCGCAGCATCGGCTCCATGCGGGGCGTGGGCGGGCCCTCGGTCCTGACGCAGCTCCTGGTCTCGAACTACAAGCTGACCGAGAAGGCCGCCGGCGGTCCGGCGCTCGAGGACTGGGAGGGCCAGCTCGAGCTGGACGACCTCCTCGGGGACCCTCCGGTCGCGGTCGCCGTCAAGGCCGGCAAGTCCGCCGACGGGTTCGCCAAGGCGATCCCGCTCATCAAGGGCATCGACCCGGCCGATGAGCGCTACGTGCTGGGCATCGTGCTCGAGCCCGAGGTGGTGGACGCGCAGGGAGACATCTACTCGGCCGCCGAGGTCCGGCAGGCCGCGCACCGCTTCATGGAGGAGTTCGGCGGCCTGGGACTCATGCACCGCCTCCGGGTCAACGACCAGGTCAAGGTGCTGGAGAGCTACCTCGCGCCGGCCGACCTCTCCTTGGGCGAGAGCAGCGTGCGCAAGGGCACCTGGCTCCTGGCGGTGCGGATCCTCGCCGACGAGCTGTGGGAGCAGGTCAAGGACGGCCAGCTCACCGGCTTCTCCATCGGCGGCTCGGCGCGCTCCGTCCCCGAGGGCGAGGCCCCCGGCGCGCCCGAGGACGATCAGCGGAGGGCCGCATGAGCGGGCTCGGCAAGGCGGATGAGGCGGTCAACCGGCTGCTCGACATCGTGGTCGAGGAGGTCTCCCTCGTGGACCGGGCCGCCAACCAGCGCCGATTTCTCATCGTGAAGAGGAGTGACGACATGGACGAGAGCACCACCGGCGCCGCGGCTGACGACGCGGCCGGCCACGACGAAGACCAGGACACCCTGGGAACCGACCCCACCGATCCGGGGGTCGGCACGAACGACGCCGAGGGCGGCTCCGCGCTCGCGGTGGCGCTCGAGGCGCTCGAGGGGCTGACCGAGGCGGTCGAGCTCCTGGGCACGGCCGCCGACGGCCAGGCCCGCCCGCGGCTGGTCGAGCTGGCCGAGGAGCTGCGCGCCGCCGCGCTGCGCCTGGCCGAGCTGGCCGGCGTGGCGTCCCCCGAGGGCGACGAAGCGGGCGACACCGCCGGAGGCGAGTCGACCGCCGCCCCGGAGCCAGTGGCCGACGCGGTCGCCGCGGTGCGCGCCACCCTCGCGCGGGTCACCGCGCTGGTCGACGCCGGCGTCGCCGCGCCCGAGAAGCGCGAGGACAGCACGCCGCCGCCCAATCGAGAGAGCTCCCCGAGCGGCGAGCCCGCACCGGGGCTTCCACCCCAGGTCGGCGAGCTCACCACGGCGCTGCGCACGCTGAGCGACACGGTCCGGCAGCAGCAGCAGCGGCTCGCCCGGCTGGAGAAGCGCTTCGGCCTGCCCAACAGCGCGCCCGCGGGCGAGCGGCCGCGGCGGAGCGAGCGCGACGAGGACGTGAGCTGGCCGCTGGACCTCAACCGCGGCCTCGACCGGGAGAGCGTCGACAAGGCGGTCTCCTTCCACGACGTGTGATCCCCGGGCGGGGAGCAGGAGTTCGTTCGATGAGCTACATGACCAACCGCACCATCCTGGAGAAGGCGGACCTCGCCCTCGCGGACCTCACCGCCGGCGGCGGCATCCTCAAGCCGGCGCAGGCCCAGAAGTTCATGCGGCTGCTCATCAAGGAGTCCGTCCTGATGAAGCTGGCGACCGTGGTCCCCATGGGGTCGCCCAAGCAGCAGATCTCGAAGATCAAGTTCGGCAGCCGCATCCTGCGGCCGGGCCACGAGGGCACCGCCCTCGGCCCGGCCGACCGCACCAAGCCCGACCTGTCCATGGCCGAGCTCGACGCCAAGCTCTTCAAGGCCGAGGTGCGGATGTCCGACGAGACGCTCGAGGACAGCATCGAGCGGGGCGAGCTGCGGCAGACCATCATGGAGATGATGGCCGAGGCCATCGCCCGCGACATGGAGGACATCGCGATCAACGGGGACACGGCCAGCGCGGATCCCTTCCTGGCGACCATGGACGGGATCCTCAAGCAGGCCACGAGCAACCTCGTGGACGCGGCGGGCAACCCGCTCACCAAGGACCTGCTGCGCGACCTGCTCAAGTCCCTGCCCTCGGAGCACCTGCGGGACAAGAAGGCGATGCGGTTCCTGACCAGCGTGGACGCCGACCTGAGCTACCGGAACACGCTCGCGGAGCGCTCGACCGCCGCGGGCGACCGCCTGCTCGAGGACGACACGCCGGTCCTGTACTCGGGGGTGCCCGTGCAGCCGGTGCCGCTGTTCCCGGAGAACCTCGGCCCGGGCAGCGACCAGACCGCGGTCGTGGTCTGCAACCCGAAGAACATCCACTTCGGCCTCTGGCGGCAGATCCGGCTGGAGTCGGCCCGCGACATCTCCGAGGGCACGCTCAAGATCGTCGCCACCCTGCGCTTCGACGTGCGTTTCGCCGAGGAGCCGGGGGTCGCCAAGGCGATCAACGTCCAGCTCTGATCCCGGGAGGCCGTTCCGATGGACACCATGCTCGTCCGCCTGAAGCCCCACGATCCGCGGCGGGGGTTCGTCCTCCGGCGCTACACGTACCGCGGCATCAAGTTCCACGCCGAGCGCGGCTGGTACCGCGTGGAGGCGCCCGTGGCCGACTACCTGCGCGCCGTGCGGCAGGTGGCCTCGGACGAGCACTCGCCGCCCGCCTTCGACGTGTGCACCGCGGACGAGGCGGTGGCGCTCGACGCCCGGGACAAGGAGGGCGCCGCCACGCGGGCCGACGCGGCCGAGGATCTCAAGGTCTCGCTGGCGCGGTCCGAGGGCGCGGTCACGACCGCCGACCTGCCGGCCTCGGCCCCGGCGGCCGGCGCGGCCAGGGCGACTGAGCGCAAGGGACGCTGGAAGTAAGGATGTACGCGACCATCGACGACCTGCGCGCCGAGGGCGTGACCGTGGCCCAGGCCTCGGACGAGCGGCTCGGCCGGCTCATCGCCGAGGCGACCGCGGCCATCGACCGGATCACCGGCTGGTTCTTCGAGCCGCGGCACCTCGCGCTGCGCCTGGACGGCCGGGGCACGCCCAGCCTCGAGCCGCCCGCGCCGCCCATCGACCTCGACAGGCTCGCGATCGGCACCGAGGAGCTGTCGCTCGCGCCCGCCGACCTGGTCATCGTCGGCGCGCCCGTGGCGCCGGGGTTCGACGCCCCGCGGCTCACCCTCACCCGCGGCCGGGTCATCCCCAGAGGAGCGGGAAACGTCCTGGCGGAGGGCCTCTGGGGCTACACCGAGGACGACGGAACGCCCCTGGGGCGCACGCCGCTGGAGATCCGCCGAGCTTGCATGCTGCTCGTGCTGCGGTCGCTGCCGCTCCTGGCGGACGGGGACTCGGGGGGCGAAGCCCGGAGCCGCTGGCGGATCATCGAGGAGCGCACCCGCGACCAGAGCTACCGGCTCGAGCCGGACTCCCGGGCCGCGACGCTCACCGGGGATCCGGAGCTCGACGCCCTCCTCGCCCGCTTTCGCCGGCCGCCCGGCCTGGGGGCCGCGTGATGCGCGGGCGCCTCATCTTCCGGTTCCTGGCCGAGCTGTGCCGGCTCGACACCCGCGCCACGGCGGCGGTCGACCCGGACGGCCCGGGCCCGCTCCTCCACGGCTACGACCCGGACTTCAAGGAGCCCGTCGTGGTCGACCAGGACGACGACGGGATCGGCGAGCGCGTGCGCCGGGAGCACCCCCCGGTGCGCGTGCCCTGCCAGGTCGAGTCCCGGGTCTTCGAGGAGCTGCGGATGCTCGCCTCGGGCAACGCCCCGCGCTCCCGCCTGGACCTCGTCCTCCACTTCCAGGACCTCGAACGCCTGGGCCTCGTGGACGCGGCCTCCGGCGACGCCCTGATCCGCCCGGGCGACCGGCTGGCGGCCATCCACGACCGCGCCGGCCGCCTCGTCCAGGCGGTCCGCACCCCGCCCGGCCTCTTCGTCACCGAGGCGCGGCCCATCGGGTTCGGCCTCGACCTGGCCCGTCCGCACCGCAACCTCCTGCTCGTCGCGCTCGGCGACCGGCAGCTCGCCTCAGGGAGGATCTCATGAGAAGTGTCTGCATCCTGTTCGTGTTCTTCGCGGCGGGGCTCGGCGCCTGCCTCCCGGTCTGCCAGACCAAGACGACGCGCTGCAACGGCAGCCGCGTGGAGATCTGCGACTCCAACGGCCGCTGGCAGCAGGTCATGGACTGCTCGAAGGTGGTCGGCCCCAAGGGGAGCACCTGGTCCTGCTGCCCGGCGAGCGAGGGCGACGCCGGCGTCATCCACACCTGCCTGCCCGACGACGGGCGCGACGGAGGGGTCCGATGAGCAACGACACCCGGGACGACACGCTGCAGGGGGCCACCGCGGCCGACATCGTGCGGGCCTTCTGGTCGTTCATGACCCGCGAGTACCGCACCAGCGTCATCGCCAAGGCGAACGCCCTCGAGATGAAGATCGCGGCCTTCGCGCTCGGCCAGATGGGCATCGTCGACGCGGACACGTTCCTGCGCTCGTTCTCCACCACCATCGGCCGCCGGGTGTACGTGCCCTTCGCGCCCGGCCAGGCGACGGCAGAGTGGAGCCTCTGGCATCAGGTCACCGTCTGCGTCCACGAGCACCAGCACGTGGAGCAGCTCGGCCGCGACGGCTGGCTCAAGTTCGGCGCCAAGTACCTCCTGTCGACCGCGGGGCGCGCCGCCTACGAGACCGAGGCCTACCTGTGCAACATGGAGCTGAGCTTCTGGCGCACCGGCGAGGTCCCCTCCCCGCGGACCCTCGCCGCCAAGCTCAAGAGCTACGCCTGCACGTCGACAGACATCGAGGTCGCCGAGAAGGCGCTCACCATGGCGGCGGCCACCGTGCGCCGGGGCGGGATCGCGAACCGCGCCTCGCAGAAGGCCATCGCCTGGCTCGACCTGCACGCGCCGTCCTTCAAGGAGCGCTCGTGACCGTTCGGACGACCGGCGACTGGGCGCTCGCGCGGAGGATCCTCGCGGCCGCCCCGGCCAGGTGCAAGGCCGCCGTGGGGATGGCGCTCCGGCAGGAGGCCCAGCTCCTGCGCAAGGAGATCGTCCAGGGCATCACCAGCCAGGCGCCCGGCGGCGAGGCGTTCAAGCCGCTCTCGCCGCTCACCCTGGCGGCCCGGGAGCTCGGGGGGCGCGGCGGCACCAAAGCGCTGATCGTCCACGCCGACCTGCGGAACGCGGTGGAGGCGATCGTCGAGGGCGACGAGACCTTCGTGGGCGTGCCCCGCAAGGCCCGCGGCAAGGACGGTAAGGCGCTCGTCGACGTGGCGCGGATCCAGGAGTTCGGCGCCGGCCCCATCGTCATCCCCATGACCCCGGCCATGCGGCGGTTCCTCTTCGCGCTGCTCCGCCGGGCCGGGGAGGACGTCTCGGGCGGCGCGGG